TGCTCGGGAGGATGCAGACCGAGCAGCCGGGCGCTCCGTTGTCGATTTCCTCGACGCAGAAGACCGAGGCTGAGCGCGCGCTGGTCGCCGCCGAGGCCGCGCTGCAGCCCGCACCGCAGGCGCTGGCCGAGCGGTTCGTGACGGCGCTCGGCACGTTGACGGCGACGAGGCCAGGCGAGGCCGACGGGCTGGCGAAGGTTCGGGCCTACGCGGCGATGCTGGAATTTCCGGCCAGCGCGTTCACGCGGTCGAGCCTCGACGCGGCGGCGCGCAAGTTCCGGTGGTTTCCAAGCTACGCCGAGCTGGTCGAGCACCTCGAGGCCGAGGTCGCGCAGGCGAAGGCGCTGCGGCACCAGCTGCGCCGGGCGGTGGCCCTGCCGGTCGAGGGGTCGAGGCCCTCGGGCAAGTACTCGGCCATGACCGACGCGCAGAAGGCCGAGTTTGACGCCGCGATGGCGAAGTTCCGGTCGCGGTTCGCCTCGGATGCCTCCAGAAGCGCCGAGGATGGCGCAGGAACGCCGGAAGCCCGCTGACCCTACGCAGGGTAGCGAGCGACCGGGCTTCGGCGCTCCTGGGGCCGTTCTAGCGCGTTTCGGGTCGGAGGTGCGCCGGCAAGCGGCGATGAGCTTCCGCGATGGCATCGCTCCACTCGATCCCAGCCAAGTGGGCCGTGTCGCGGACCCGGCGGCGGATCAGGACGTCGCGCAGCGCGGCGGCGTCGAGGAGGGAGGCCTCGCCCATGAGGTCGCGGAGCTGGGCGAGGTCCATGTCGGGGGAGACGCGCATGGCGGCCTCAGACCCGGAACAGGCCGCTGTGCGGGACGAAGTCCCACACCGGGCCAGTGTAGCCGAACTCGGCGTCGGGCCGCACCAGCCGGTACACGCCGCCGCTGATCCCGGCCACCTTGAGGGTGAGGAAGCCGACCTTCACGATGCTGCCGACCGTCCAGTTCTGCTTCGAGTTCTTGATCATCGTTCGTCTCCGTTGGTGGGGTTGCGATGAGGCATACATACACCGCCGGTGAACGCGCACCATTGCAAAGAACGCATGGCGATATGCGGTTGACGCATGGCGTGGAGAGGGGCATGATTTGGGGGCGTGCCGTCTGGCGACCCCGCTTGGCGGCTGCGTCAAGTATGTTCGAAAGTGGCAACCAATCCAAAGCGATGCCCGCTCGAAAGCGTAGAATAACGCTCGATGAAAATTGGCGCGCGAAGATCCAGGCTTCGCAGCTGATGAATCGCCTTGCCGCGCATGTCGAGGGCGTTGTCGATCTAAGCCCGACGCAGGTTCGAGCCGCTGAGATCCTGCTGAAGAAGACCGTACCGGATCTCGCGCGCACCGAGGTAACCGGCGCGGAAGGCGGCCCGCAGGTGATCACCGTCAGGTGGGGAAAGCCCATTGACTGATATCAGCCTGCCGTACAATCCGCGGCGGGCGTTCCTGCCGTTCCACGAACGTACGCAGCGTTGGGCCTGCCTCGTCGCGCATCGGCGCGCTGGAAAGACCGTGGCCGCAGTCAACGACATCATCCGCGCCGCCGTAGCGCACACGGGGCCGCACGGCTTGTTCGGCTACGTCGCGCCGTACCAGAACCAGGCGCGTCGCGTGGCGTGGGACTATTTCAAGTACTACGCTCGCCCGATCATCGCGGACGCAAATGAGCAGATGATGACGCTGACACTGATCAGCGGCGCGAAAATTGGTTTGTACGGAGCCGATAACGCCGACGCCATGCGAGGCTTGGGCTTCAATGGCCTGTACCTCGATGAATACGGCGACTTCCGTCCCTCGGTTTGGGGCAACGTCATCCGCCCGACGCTCTCGGACAGAGCTGGCTGGGCGGTGATCGGCGGAACGCCCAAGGGCCGCAACCAGTTCTACGAGGTTTTCGACGCCGCGCAGCGATCGCCGGATTGGTTCTGCCTGCGCCTGCCCGCCAGCGCCTCGGGCATCCTGCCGCCGACCGAGCTTCACGCCCTGCGCGCGCAGTTGACGCAGGACCAGTACGACCAAGAGTACGAGTGCAGCTTCGAGGCCGCGATCCTCGGGGCGTTCTATGGCGTCGAGATGCGCGAGGCCTCGGACGCGGGCCGCATCGGGCGCGTCGCGCACGATCCCGATCGCCCGGTCTACACCGCGTGGGACATCGGATACCGCGACGACACCGCCATCTGGTTCTATCAGGTCGCTGGCGGCGAGATCCACGTGCTGGACTACCACGCCAGCAGCGGCTCGACGGTCGCGGACCTCGCGGAGATCGTCGCAGGCAAGCCCTACCGCTACGCCCGCCATCACCTCCCGCACGACGCGCGGGCGAAGACGCTGGCCTCGGGCGGGCGCAGCGTCGTCGAGCAGCTCGCGGCGCTGCTAGGCGGCATCGGCAAGTTTCAGATCGTGGCCGACCTCGGCGTGCAGGACGGCATCCAAGCCGCACGCCTCGTCATGCCCCGCTGCTGGTTCGACGCCGACCTCTGCCGCGAGGGTATCGAGGCCCTGCGCCAGTACCAGCGCGAGTACGACGAGGACAAGCGCGCCTTCCGCGCGACGCCTAGGCACGATTGGACCTCGCATCCGGCTGACGCTTTCCGTATGCTGGCCGTCGCGTGGCGCGAGGAAGCGCCCGTCGAGCCGCCTAGGGCCGACCGCCCGTTGCTCGTCGGCGCCAGCAACGTAGCCACGCTGAACGACATGTGGGCCGCGCATGAAACGCGCAGCAGGAGTGCCAGGATATGAGCGATTCGAGCGAGTACCACGCCGGCATGGGCGAGTTCGCAGGCCATATGCTCTGCACCGCCATCGCCGCGCACTTCATGCACTGGTCCACCTCGTCGTTCGCCGCGCACAAGGCGCTGGGCGAGTACTACGAGGCGATCCCCGGCCTCGTCGATACCGTGGTCGAGGCCTATCAGGGCTGCTATGGGCTCGTCGGCAAGTTCGTCGCGCGCATGGACAGCCCGCGCGGCAAGGGCGTCGAGGCGATGGTCGCGTACTTCGAGGACCAGAAGGCCTACGTCGAGAAGGCGCGCAAGAAGCTGCCCGACCGCAGCGAGCTCCAAAACGACATCGACGCCATTGCGTCGCTGATCGACGCGACGATCTACAAGCTCCGTTTCCTGTCCTGAGGAGGCCCAGATGGCCGGCGTCAGCTACCCCTACCGCTACCAGTACGAGACCGTCGCGGTCTCGCAATCAAACCAGGTTCTCGGCGGCACGGGCGCGGCGGGCGACTACCTGCACCGCCTCGTCGTCGCCGTCGCGACCGCCGCGACCTCGACGGTCTCGGTGATCGACGGTTCGACCACGATCCTGTCGATCCCGGCCAACACGCCGATCGGCGTCTACGACGTGGACATCGAGGTGGCGGCGGTGACCGGCCCGTGGAAGATCACGACCGGCGCGGGCGTCACCGTCCTCGCCGTCGGCATCTTCTCGGCGTGATGCCATGAACAAGCCCGGCCTCTACGCCAACATCCTTGCCAAGCAGGAGCGGATCAAAGCCGGCTCCGGCGAGAGGATGAAGCGCCCCGGCGAGAAGGGCAGGCCGAGCCAGGCCGACTTCAAGCAGGCCGCGAAGACCGCGAAGCCGGAGAACAAGCGATGAGCAGCCCGGCTTGGCAACGCAAGGAAGGCCAGAACCCCAAGGGCGGGCTCAACGAGAAGGGCCGCGCGTCCTACAAGGCCGAGACCGGCGGCACGCTCAAGGCTCCCGTGAAGAGCGGCGACAACCCGCGCCGCGCCAGATTCCTCGCGCGCATGGGCAACGTGCCCGGCCCAATGGAGAAGAACGGCAAGCCGACCCGCCTCGCGCTCGCCCTGCGCGCATGGGGCGCGTCGAGCAAGGAAGACGCCAAGTCCAAGGCCCGCGCCATCAGCGCGCGCAACAAGGAGTGATGCCATGGCGATGACCCGCGAAGAGCAGGACGCATTAGACCGCCGCATGGCGGGCATCATGGACCCGATGCTGCGCCCCGAAGGCACCGCCGGAGGCCCGGTGCGGTCCTACTCGCTCGACGACATCCGTCGCTTCCTCGGCTTCGGTAACCGCCCGGCCATGTCGCCCGCCGATGTCGCGGACGCCGCGCAGATGTACGAGCGACTGCCCAACCCCGCCCTGCCTCCGACGCCGCCCGGCGGCTACGACGCCCCGTCGCCGTCGATCCCGTACATGCCCTCAACCGACCCGCGCGGCGCTGCGGCCCCGATCCCGCCGCCGCCGCGTCCCGTTGCGCCCGCAAGGCCGCGCCTGCCTGTCATGGCGGGAATGCCGAGCGAGGCAGACATGCAGTTCCAGCCCGCACGCATAGACACGTTCGGTGGCCTGTCGCCCGCGGACATGGCGGCGATGGCTGCGCCCGCGCCCGTAGCGTCCCCTGTGATGGACCCAATTGGCCCGCCGCCAGCCCGCCCCATCGCCGCGCGCGGTCGCCCGTCGCCTGCCGATCTTGCTCGGGCGTTGCGCGAGTCCGACGAGCGGTTCGCGCGTAGCGCCGCGCAGCGATGATCACCATCGCCACAGTCCTGCGCTCTGGCGGCGAGTATGAGCCCCGGCATGTCGTCGCGCTCCGCGACATGTGTCGGCGGTTCGTTCCCATGCACCGCTTCATCTGCCTGACAGACAAGCCCAACGCGCTGCCGCTGGAGACGATCGAGCTTCTCCACGACTGGCCGGGCTGGTGGTCGAAGATGGAGATCTTCCGGCTGCGCGGGCCGGTGCTGTACCTCGACCTCGACACCGTGATCGTGCGGGACATCTCGCCGGTCATCGAGCTGGCGGGCGACGACGAGTTCGTCATTCTGCGCGACTTCTACCGGGGCCGGATGAACAAGGCCGCGATGCAGTCGAGCATGATGCTGTGGTCGGGCGACATGTCGCGCCTCTACCGCGCCTTTCGCGAGGACCCGCGCTTCTACCTCGGCGGCGACCAGGAGTGGCTGGAGCAGCACCTCGACATCGCGCCCGCCTACTGGCAGGACATCTGCCCGCGCTCGATCAGCAGCTTCAAGGCCAACCCGCGCTCGGCCTCGGAGCGCATCATCATCTTCCACGGCCACCCGCGCCCGTGGGAACAGGACGAGGTCAAGTATGCAGCGGCGTGAAGGCTGGCACGTCCCCGACGCCGATCAGGTCGCGCTGGAGATCATCCTGAGCGAGGTCAACGACCTCGAATCGGACATCCTGCCGCGCACCGATGGCCGCAGGACGGCGATACAGGCAGGCGGCAACCTCGGCATTTGGCCGATTGCGCTGGCGTTGCATTTCGAGCGCGTCATCACCGTCGAGCCCGATGAGGAGAACCACGCCGCGCTAATGTTGAACCTCGACGAGCGCCTGCTCGGTTTCAACCGCGAGCGCGTGCGGGCCTATCGCGGCGCGTTTGGCGCGCGGCCAGGCACGGCGGCTATCGAACGCTTCGACCCGCACAATGTCGGCGCGCACCGCATCAAGGGCGGCGCGGAGTTCTCGGTTATGCGCATCGACAGCCTTGAGGTCGACGACTGCGATCTCCTGCAGCTCGACGTCGAGGGCTTCGAGCATTTTGCCGTGCAGGGCGCCGAGCGCACGATCAAGACCTCGTGGCCAACCATCGTGCTGGAGCTCAAGGGCCTGGGCGAACGCTACGGCGTCACCGACGTCGACACCATCACCATGCTGGCTGATTGGGGCTACATGATCGCCGGCCATGTCCACCGCGACGTCATCTTTCGCAGGAGGCCGTGATGGCCGACGCTCAGCCGACTGGGGTGCAGAAGTACCTGCAGGCGATCTCGACCTACGACAAGGAGTTTGAGCGCTGGCAGAAGCGCGTCACCAAGATCATCAAGCGCTACCGCGACGACATGCGCACGCAGTCGGGCAACGAGACCGTCAAGTTTAACATCCTGTGGTCGAACGTCCAGACGTTGATCCCGGCGGTCTACGCCAAGCTGCCGAAGGCGTCGGCTGCGCGCCGCTTTGGCGACAACGACCAGGTCGGTCGCGTTGCTGCGCAGCTCATTGAGCGGGCGCTGGACTACGAGATCGAGCACTATCCCGACTTCCGAGCCACCATGAAGTACGCGGTCGAGGACCGTTTCCTCGGCGGACGCGGCGTCGCATGGGTGCGCTACGAGCCACACGTTCGCGCGCAGGAACTCGGCATGCCCGAGGACGGCCCGCAGATCACCGAGGACGTCGACGAGGACGGCAACCTGCCCGAGCCTGCAAACGTGCCGGAGGAGATCGAGTACGAATGTGCGCCGGTCGACTATGTGCACTGGAAGGATTTCGGTCACAGCAGCGCGCGCACGTGGGAAGAGGTCACGCAGGTCTGGCGCTGGGTCTACATGACGCGCGAGGCGCTTGTTGAGCGCTTTGGCGAGGACATGGGACGCAAGATCCCGCTCGACAGCGGCCCGGACAATCTCGACGGCCCCAACAAGCAGCGCGAAGGCACACGCGCCAAGATCTGCGAGCTCTGGGACCGCGAGACGCAGAAGGTGTACTGGATACACAAGGGCATGGCACAGTTCGTCGACGAGCGCGACGACCCGCTCCGGCTCGAAGGTTTCTATCCCTGCCCGCGGCCACTCTACGCGACCACGACGTCCGACACGCTCGTGCCGGTGCCCGACTTCCTGCTCTACCAGGATCAGGCCAACGAGCTCGACATCCTGTCCGACCGCATCGACGGGCTGGTAAAGGCGCTGCGCATGCGCGGCGTCTATGATGCATCCCAGCCTGCGCTGCAGCGCCTCCTGACCGAGGGCGACAACAACGCGCTCATCCCGGTCGACAAGTGGATGGCGTTTGGCGAGAAGGGCGGCCTCAAGGGCTCCATCGACCTCCTGCCGCTCGACACCCTCGCCCAGGCCCTGCTTCAGTGCTACACGGCCCGCGAGCAGATCAAGGCGCAGATCTACGAGATCACCGGCATCTCGGACATCATCCGAGGCCAGACCGCCGCGAGCGAGACGGCCACGGCGCAGCAGATCAAGGGCCAGTACGCCGGCCTGCGGCTGCGGTCCATGCAGGAAGAGGTGGCGCTATTTGCGTCGGAGCTCATCCGGCTCAAGGCGCAGATCATCTGCCAGCTGTTCCAGCCGCAGACCATCTTGCAGTACGCCGCCGCGCAGCAGATGTCGCCGGACGACCAGCAGTTGATCCCGCAGGCGCTGCAGCTTCTGGCCGACAAGCCGCTGCGGAACTTCCGCATCGAGGTTGCCAGCGACAGCCTTGTCCAGATTGACGAGCAGCAGAACAAGCAGGACCGGCTGGAGTTCGTGCAGGCCTATGGCGGGTTCCTGGAAAAGGCCCTGCCGATCGTCGCGCAGGTGCCGCAAGCCGCGCCCATCGTCATTGAGCTGATGAAGTACGGCGTCGGCGCGTTCAAGCAGGCTGAGCCTATTGAAGGAACGCTTGACCGCATGCTGGAGGGCATCACCCAGCAGCAGCAGGCGCAGGCCGGAGCGCCGCCGCCGCCCGACCCGGAAATGATCAAGGCGCAGATGGCGCAGCAAGCCGAGGCCGCGCGCGTGCAAGCCGACACCGCCATCGCGCAGCAGAAGGCCCAGTTTGACGCCCAGATGATGCAGGCCAAGCTGCAGGCTGAGATGCAGATGGAGCAGATGAAGGCGCAGGCGCAGGCCGCCATCGAAGAGCAGCGGCAGCGTTTTGAGGCTGCTTTGAAGGCCGAAGAGCTAGCGCAGCGCGCCGAGCTCGAGAGGCACAAGGCGCAGCTCGATGCCGACACGAAGGTGCTGGTTGCGCGCATCAGCGCGGCGGGCGCCGACGTGCCTGCCATCGATGCCGTGAGCGAGGCGACCAACCGCATGGCGACCGGCATGTCCGAAGACGTGCGCGCCATGATCCAGTCGATGGCTCAGGACAGCGCTGCGCGCGAGCAGCAGCTGCTTGGATTAATGCAGGCGCTGATGCAGGCGATGGCGGCTCCCAAGCGCATTGTGCGCGGCCCGGACGGTCGGGCCATGGGCGTTGAAGTCGGCGCATGATCGGCATCTGGAACACGAGCCTATGGGACGGCGCCACGTGGGGCGCTGATCCCTACATTTACGTCGACGATACGCATGACGGCGAATATCGCGCGCGCAAGATGCGCGAGGAGAAGGAAGCCGTCGAACAGCGCCGACAGCGAGTTCTTGCGCTTTACGAGCGCATCGTCGAAGGCAAGGAAACGTTACCGGGAGCGGCCGAATACGCGGTCACGCGGGCGGTCGAGGCCGCTGGCATTGAAAGCCGAGCCGACATCGTGAAGGCCCCGACCATCGACCTGAACCGCATTCTTGCTGGACTTGAACGTGCCTCGGCAATCCAGCGCGAGATGCACATCGAGGCTGACGATGAGGAGGTGATGTTGTTGCTATGAGGACGCGTTACGTCTGGCGCAAAGGGGAGATGGTGCGGATCGAAATTGCCCATCCCGGCGCCGAACCGAAGATCCAGATCGTCCCAGACATCGGCGGCTACAAGTCGATGGCGGACGGGTCGTGGATCAGCAGCCGCTCGCAGCACCGCGAGCATCTGAAACGCCACAACTGTTTTGAGGTCGGCAACGAGATGCCGAAACCTCGCGAGATCACAGCGCCGAGCCGCGAGCAGCGCATCAAGCGCCTGCGCGAGCAGCTGTGGAACATGACCGATCGGCAGGCGGACAAGATCCTAGCCGAGCTACGGTCGCAGAACCGGAGATGACATGAGCGACATCCAGAAGGTCGACAGCGACAGCCGCAAGGAACTGCTTGCTGAGCAATTTTCGCAGATTGAGGCCGAAGCGCCGGCGCCGGCGCCCGCTGCGGCGCCCGAAGCCGCCGAGCCGGCTGCCGAAAGCCGTTCGCGCGATGCATCCGGCCGTTTTGCCAAAACCGAGGCAAGCCCAACCAAGTCCGCGCCCGCAGCGCCGGAAGCGCCGGAAGATCCCGTTTGGCGCCGGCCTCCGCAGTCGTGGAAGAAGGAATATCACGACGCCTGGCTGAAGGCCGATCCGCGCCTGCAGGAATACGCCTACCAGCGCGAGGAGCAGATGCGCGCGGGCGTCGAGCCGCTGCGGAGCAAGGCCGAGTTCGCCGACGCCATGAACGAGGCCATCGCGCCCTACATGGACACGATCCGTGGCCTCGGGATCGAAGCCCCGCAGGCCGTGCGGGCGCTCATGGAGGCCGACAACATCCTGCGCAATTCCTCGCCGCAGGACCGGCTCAATTATTTTTATTCCTTAGCGCGCAGCTATGGCATAGACTTTTCGGCGCAGGGTCAATCCGCCCCACAGGCACCAGTTGATCCCAACTTCGTCGCGCTTCAGAACGAACTCATCAAGATTCGGGGCGAAGTGACGGGCTGGAAGCAAGCGCAGGAAGAGGCGCAAAACGCCGTCCTTCTTGACGAGGTGCACGAGTTCTCGACGAAAGCAGAGCATTTCGAAGCCGCGCGGCCGACGATGATCCAGCTCCTACAGAGCGGCGTCGCGACCACGTTGCAAGAAGCCTACGACAAAGCCCTGCGTCTTGATCCCGAGCTTTTCGCGGCGTCGCAGCAAGCCACACAGGCAGCGGCGATGGCCGATCGAAAGGCGACGGCAGACAGGGCGGCGAAAGCCGCCAGGGCAGCCGCTGTTTCGGTGCGCAGCTCCACACCCGGAGCGCCTGCGACCAACAAGATGGCGGACCGCCGTTCCCTCCTGGCCGAGCAGTTCGACGGGCTCTCGGAGCGGCTCTAACCAAACCCTCTGTAAGGAGTGCCAGACATGGCGTTCGCGAACAGTTCGATCAGCGATATCATCGCGACGAACATCCAGTCGCGTTCCGGCGAACTCGCCGACAACGTGACCAACAACAACGCGCTGCTGCGTCGCCTCAAGGAGCGCGGCAACGTCAAGACGTTCTCCGGCGGTAACGTCATCCTGCAGGAGATCATGTATAACGACACGTCGACCAACAACACGAACAGCTACTCGGGTTACGAGGTGCTGAACGTGTCGCAGAACTCGCCGATCAGCGCGGCGCAGTTCTCGATCACGCAGTATGCGTCGGCGGTGTCGATCTCGGGCCTGGAGATGATCCAGAACTCGGGCAAGGAGGCGATCATCGACCTGCTCGACGGGCGCATGTCCGTCGCGGAGGCGCAGCTCGCCAACCGCATCGGCGGCGACATCTACCTCGACGGCACCGGCAACTCGGGCAAGAACATCACCGGCCTCGCGGCGGCGGTGCCTGACAGCCCGTCCACCGGCACCTACGGTGGCATCAGCCGCGTGACGTTCTCGTTCTGGCGTTCGGTCGCCTACTCGGGCGTTACGAACGGCGGCGCGGCGGTGACGGCTTCCAACATCCAGCAGTACATGGACTCGGTCGCGGTGCAGCTGATCCGTGGCACCGACAAGCCGGACCTGATCGTGGCGGACAACAACTACTACCGCCTCTACCTGCAGTCCCTGCAGTCGATCCAGCGCATCTCGGACAGCGGCTCGAGCATGGCTGGCGCGGGCTTCGCCTCGCTCAAGTACTACGGCGCGGGCATGGCCTCCGATGTCGTCCTCGACGGCGGTATCGGCAACGCGGCAACGGCGAACCACATGTGGTTCCTGAACACCAAGTACCTGATGTTCCGGCCGCATGCGGACCGCAACTTCGTGCCGATTGGCGGCGAGCGCCAGGCGGTCAACCAGGACGCCATCGTCAAGCTCATCGGCTGGGCGGGCAACCTCACCAGCAGCGGGCCGCAGTTCAGCGGCGTGCTGATCGCCTGAGAAGGAGGACCTAATCATGGCCTACTCGTTCACCGAAAACCGCGCCGGCATGCTCCAGATCGATCAGACCGATTCTGGCGTCACGATGGCGAACGGTTCGTCCGCGATCCCGACCCCGCCGCAGACGCTCGGCATGGTCGCTCGCGCGTTCGATCCGACCTATGGCGAGGGCGAGTTCATCCTCCTCCTCGGCGTCGCGTCGACCGAAGTCGGCTCGCTCGTCAGCTACAACGCGACGACCTACCAGACCGCGCTGGCCGCCAATACGGCGAACCTCGCTGGCCCGGTGGCCGTGGCGATGTCGGCCAACGGCGCTGGCACCTTCGGTTGGTATCAGATCGGCGGTCTGGCGGTCATGAAGAAGACCGCCGTGGCCGTCAACCCGCAGGTCGCGATCTACCAGTCCGCCACGGCGGGCCGGGTGATGCCGACGGTGGCGACGGGCAAGCAGCTGCTCGGCGCGCGCGCCGCCAATCTGGCGACGGTCGCGTCCGGTGTGTCGACGGTGATCGTCTCGATCAACCGTCCGCACAAGCAGGGCCAGATCATCTGACGACTAGGGGCGGCGGGTTCGCTCGCCGCCCCTTTCTTTCGAGGTACGCATGGCGCTGCCGTCGCGCGTTCTCAACTCCGGCGTCACCAGCCTCTCGACCGTGGCGATCTGCGGCGAGGGCGCGAGCGCCGTCTCGGCAGCAGGATCGACTTCCAGCGACGCGACGTCGCTCTCCAGCATCTACAACCGGATTTCCACGGTCGCCGCAGGCGCTGGCGTGAAGCTGCCGCCGACCGAAATGGGCGCGACGATCTTCGTCGCGAACGCGGGCGCCAACAACCTCATCGTCTATCCCTACGACACGGGCTCGACCATCGTCG